TGACCTAGAATGGATTCAACGACACCAACGTCGTCTTAAAGAATTTAAGGCTCAAGGTCTTGACAGTAACGAAGTGTATAAGAAAATTGCAGACCTAGAAGGTATGTCTGTCAATGCATTACGTAGTAAAATCAATATTATGCGTGAACAACAACGCCAATACAATACTGAGCTTGCTAAAAACATGTTTGCAGACGGACGACCTGTAAGGGAAATTATGGAGAAGACTGGTTGGTCTGAAACAAGTGTTCGTAAGGCTCTTAATCAAGAAACCCTAAAAGAACGTGCAGACCGTATCACAACACAAGAGCTTGTAGCTAGACTCAAAGAGTCTGTAGCACAAACAGGATATCTTGATGTGGGTGAAGGTGTCGAAGCACAACTAGGTGTATCTGAAGACCGTCTTAAGTCTGCTCGTCGTGCATTGGTAGATAGTGGTGAGTACGCATTCTATAAGATTAACGTGCCAAATGCCACTAATCCAATGAACAAACCACAAACTGCTGTGCTTACTACTGCAGATAAAACTATTAAAGATGTGTACGATAACAAGGACAAGATTCGTTCTACCAAATATCGTGCAGATAGTGCTGGAACAACTAATATCCAAAAACTACAAGATGTAACTAGTATTCCATGGAACCGTCTACAAATTAAGTATGCTATTCCAGAAGGTGAGAAAGGTCACGGTACTGATAAGGATGGAGAAACACAAGATGGTGTTATGTATATTCGTCCTGGCTCAAAAGATATTAACTTAGGTGGTAAAAAGTATGCCCAAGTTCGTATCGCTGTAGGTGACACTCACTATCTAAAAGGTATGGCTATTTATGGAGACAACAAGATGTTTCCAGACGGTGTCGATGTTATCTTTAACACGAACAAGAAGAAAGGTACACCTAAAGAGGATGTACTTAAACCATTAAACCTTATTGATGGTAAGATTAATCAAGACGACCCATTCTCTGCCGCAGTTAAACGACAACCACCTCTTCTAGATAAGAAAGGTAATCCTGTTGTTGATAAAGTTGCAACCGCTGCTGAAGAGAAACGTATTGGTCATAAGCTAACAACTCCTATCTATAAGGTCGGCAAGGTTAATATTGTCAACGAAGAAGGAGATTGGAATGATTGGTCTAAGACATTATCATCACAATTCTTGGCTAAACAACCTCGTCCTGTTGTTCGTGAACGTCTACGTGCTACATTAAAAGAACACGATACGGACTACGATGAAATTATGAAGGTAGATAATCCAATAGTTAAACGTAAACTATTAGAAGATTATATCCAAACTACTGAGTCTAAGGCTGTACATATTAAAGCCTCAGCTCCTGCTGGTTTCCGTGGTCATGTATTGTTACCTGTTCCTAACATGAAAGAGAACGAAGTATTCGCTCCTCGTTATGAAGATGGTACTCGTGTTATCTTGGTACGTTATCCACACGCTGGTCGCTTCGAAATCCCTGAGCTTATTGTAAACAACAAAGGCCCAGGTAAGAAACTAATTGGCGGTGATTCTCCTGATGCTATTGGTATCCATCCAAAGGTAGCAGGTAAACTATCAGGTGCTGACTTCGATGGTGACGTAGCTTATGTTATCCCTAACAATGAAGGTAAGTACAAGTCTGCTCCTATGCTCAAGGAGTTGAAAGGGTTTGACCCTAAGAAGTACAAAGACCCAGAAGGTTCCTTCAAACCTATCAGTAAAGAGTATCAACAGAAACAAATGGGCATTGTATCTAATCTTATTACTGATATGACTTTGCGTGGTGCATCCAATGAAGAGTTAGCTCGAGCAACAAAACATTCAATGGTTGTTATCGATGCATATAAACATAAGCTTAACTATAAACGTAGTGAAAAAGAAAACCGTATCCCTGAATTGCGTAAAGCATATATGGAACACGTAGATAGAATTGATTACGATAAACTTTCTTATTACGATAAACGTACAAGAAAAGAATTAAAAGTAACTGATTTAAATAAATTAAATAAAGATAAAGATGGTATATCTTTAGGTGCATCTTCTGTATTATCTCGTAGAAAACAAACAGTAAAAGTTGGTGGAGAGAATGTAGAAATCATTGACAAGAATGGTAAGAAGAAGGTCGTCAACCGTGGTGGCATCGACGTACCTATCACCTCTGTCATCAAGGATGCCTCAGTCTATCTCGGACCAAAGGCTGCTCCTGTAGAAAAAGAATACGTAGATTATATTAATAATCTTAAAGCTCGTCAGTCTAAAGCTGAGTCAGAGCTTGCATCTATTAAGACTCCAAAGAAAAGTCCTGTTGCTGCTAAGATTTATACAGACGAAGTTAACTCTCTCAACGAGAAGGTTAAGCTTGCTAAGCTGAATAAACCTAGAGAAAGACAAGCACAGATTCTAGCTAACTCTAACATTCAACGCGAACTGGATAGAGCTACAGCAAATGGAGAAGAATTATCAAAGGCTGATGTTAAGAAGCTTAGAGCTAAAGCAATTACTGCAGC